CGTTGATCATAAACTCCTGTGAATACTGCAAGCATGAAAATTCAAAATTTACCTTCTCGGAAACCGAAGTTACTAAAAAAGAATTTTAAAATTGTCAAGCTTTCAGAACCAGTACTCGCAGCTCTTCAAATGGTACGAGAAGAGTTGAGGAGATTCACAGTGGATCTTACGTCCCTCTCAAAGAATCTTTGGATTACACGAGATGCTAAAGAAAATCTGTTCGTTGAACAGAAATTCTTTAACGTCAATGTAAGACTTAGAAAGTCTTTCTTTGAAAAAGCGATCTGCACGGGTTATTCCAGAAAGGAATTGGAATATGCAGGTTGGATCACTGATGTCATCACAACGACGGTTAGTATAATCTTTCCGAAGTTGGCAATGGATACCCAGTCTATTGCAGCGAGTATCTTAGTTTACCTAGACTTGTTAAACGAAGATATTTGGGTTAAAGTTATGAAGTATAACCTTAACTGGCTTTTCTGTAAGAATTTAAAACAGGAAAGTCCTGGTGATATTGAGAGCTGGCATGAGGATGGATTTCTTCTTGCTGGACCTCTAGGAAGACAAGTACGGACACGTCTACTCCGTATGGGAAATAGTCAGAAGGACCTGATCATCCTTAATACTGTTCTACAAGGTATTAAGAAGGGTCTCCCTCCACTTTCTGACAAGGTTGTTCAAAAAACAATCCAAGCGCAAAAAGATAGACTTACCCAAACAAAGATTACACCTCCTGATGTGCTGGAGGATGTAGAAGAGATAGTGCTGAACTTATCATTAAAGAAAATCCAAGTAGGTTCTGTTTCTCCTTTGTATAAATTGTCCACACATGCTTCCTTTGAAAGACCTAGGTCTTTTGGAGGTTCGTGGGGTGAAACAATTCAGTTCGAGTCCATTTTTCCTGAGGATTCGATTGATCTAAATCCTAAGATTTTTAGGTCTGAAGTTTCTTCTATAGGCTATGAAGGAATTTCTCATATGGTTTTATCTTTTAAAAGTTTATTATATATGAACTGTCAACCCACTCTTGGGTTGGAATTGATAAAAGCGTATGAGGACTTCATCGTAGTAGATCCTATAAAGAATCTTCGGTCTGAAACATTTAGATCTATGTTCAGTGAAATTACCCAATCGTCAAAAGTCGAGCCCATTCAAGAACCAATTAAGGTTAGAATGATCAGTAAATCTTCTACTCGCATTAACGGAATTTATAACGAATTAAGTGAGTTGGTTTAACCAACTTGTTAAACGTTTTGAATTCAGTAATTGCAAGAAGGAGTTTACTGAGACAGACTGTAATGAACTTTACAGAAACTGTGTCGACTTTTGGGGAGATGAGGAATTGGTGTGCCTTTCTGGGGACTTTGAAGCTTCCACTGATATGGTTCATATGGATATAACGAAAGTTATTCTTCCATTGTTGACCAATGACCCTATCAGTTTGAAGATTCTAGAAAGAGCACTCACTGAGCAGATTCTTTTTATAGACCATAAATCTATGAAGGGGACTGAATTGTTTAATTCGTGTTACAAGCAAACGAATGGACAACTTATGGGATGCCGCTTCTCTTTTCCTATTCTCTGTATGTTTAATTTATGTTTATATATAAGTGCTGCACAGAGATATTCTAATAAGGGTTTTAAAGCATACTTGACTGCAGGTCTTGTAAAGATAGTTGGTGACGACCTTCTATCTTTTATTCCTCGCAAGATGGTTACCATTTGGGAACAAACTTGTTCATCTGGTGGTTTGAAAAAGTCTCTTGGAAAGAACTACGTATCGGATCGATTCGCAGTTTTTTGTTCGAGAATGTTTAGAAAAACATTTTTCAAATACCATGATGAAGGAGTTTATACCCGATGGATTTTTGTCCCTTATATGAACATGGGTTTCCCTTTCGCAATGAAGAAAGGGGGTGGGAAAGGAGGTTACCAAGATTTTTCCCGAAAAGAATTGAACGAACAATTAGAAAAATTATTCGGTTCTTTTGAGGATACTTGGAAACAGTGGCTGCCGAAAGTCCTTAAGGAAAGGTTTGTTGGAGAAATCCGGAAACATCGGAGAGATGTGATGTATTCATGCCTCGATGATTTTTCTTTGGGTCTCATCGACTACCCAACCATTGAACAGAAATCCAATGTTCAATGGGCTTTAAGGTTTAGGAACTTTATTTCTCAAAATTGTAGATTTTCAATTTTGCCTGAGAAATATCAAGTGTTAGACACTTTTAATCAGTTATATTTTACTGAGGTAAGAGAGATGTCGAAAGATATCGATCTGATCTATCGTAGTCATAAATTTATAGCTGAGAAGAAGAATAGTAAATGGTCCTATATTAAGTCTAATACTAGTTCTTTTTTGTCTTCCTTAGTGAACCATGGAAACCACTTGCGTTCTGTGGATTCCCTTCGACTTGGTCCTAATCAAGTCGGGACGAAAGACATGAAGAGATTAAGTGAACTCCAGTAATACGAAAGGGGTACATTCAAACACTATCACACCGCTGTCTCTGATACGGTGTTACGCCTTACTCTTTCTTTACATTGTAAACGTTAGGGGCGAATAAAGGTTTTGTAATTGAATGGCCTTAGGAGGGATCTCGCTCTTCTTTGTTCTT